AAGATTTGGTTGATATCAAAATGGCGCTTTACCATGCATCTAGTATTAGGCCGGATGATATAGTTAAGGCAGCCCTTAAGAAGATTGATGAGGTGTTGGGATGAGCGAGAAAACAATTACAATGCCGGTGACGCAGCTTACGCATATCAGGCATTATTTACAGATGACAAAGGATTACTTTGACTCAATAGAGGACAATTGTTTCGAAATTGATCCTGCGTCTGACAAGGATAATGTTGTGCTTGTTGAAAGTATTGAGTTGACCTTTAAGATTCCCGAGTTATTAACGAAAGGTGTCAAGCGCAGGATTGATGCCATTGATAAGATGCTTGAGAAAGCAAGCTGTCTGGTGATTGGGGTATGAACAATTGGGGGTTCCCGGACTACTGCTTAATGGGTATGGCCGTTGGTATGGCCGGGTTAATTATAGTTTTGACGTTGATGGTGATAGAAAGGATGCATGGGTTATGAGTGAAACAATAAGGAAAAAGCGCTGTTGGAACTGCAAATATGTAGTGATTCGCCCAGAAGGAAATTTTTGTTCTTATCACCAATTTACACAAATTGAAGCAACATTTAAAGGTTGTGAGAAGTGGGAATATTGGTTGAAGCATGACTCCCGCTGAGAAAATATCCTTCGCAGCCCTGGCAAGGAAACGCTTCTGCGCGTTCCCAAAGTTCGCCTCCAATAACTCTATTCCGCAACACCTTTACTATACCGCCAATCGAGTCCAGGCCACAATAGAGCGCAAAGCCGAAAAGAACAAGATGCTTCTTATCGCCATGCCGCCGCGGCACGGTAAGACTGAGCTGATATCCAAACATTTGCCAGCATGGGTGTTGGGGAAATACCCGGACAAGCACATAATCCTAACGTCCTACTCGTCTGACCTGTCCGATCATAACAGCGATGTTGCCAAGGGGATCTTTGAGAAGCATGCGCCGGTGTTGTGGAATACGCACAAAAGCAAGACAATGTTCAACCGATCTCATTGGGAAACAAGTGGAAAAGGTGGGTTGATTTCGGCTGGTGTTGGGGGAAGCATTACCGGATTTGGTGCGGATCTCTTCATAATTGACGATTATGTAAAGGGCAGCGAGGAGGCCGAGTCAAAGAATCAACGCGACAAGTTATGGCGCTGGTGGGAGTCAGTAGCAGCAACAAGGCTTCATCCAAATTCCACAGTCATCGTAATGGCAACGCGCTGGCATGATGACGATCTAATAGGGCGGCTCAAGAAGCAAAAGAAAAAAGACGGCGATGAATTCCCCTTTGAACTAGAAGTAATTGACCTCCCTGCCATAGCCGAAGATAAGGACGATTTGAGCCGCAAAAAAGGCGAAGCACTATGGCCAAGTAGGTACAACCTAAAACTCCTACTTAACATAATGAAAACCGTTGGCTCTTACGTATGGAACGCATTGTTTCAATGCACTCCTACGGCGCGTGGCGGTAGCCTTTTCAAGTCTGCCAATTTCCGCTATTACGAGCGCGACCACAAGACCGGTGATTTCTTCTGCTATCGCAAGGACGAGGAAAAGCCTATCAGAATTGTAGACAGGAGCCTCACTAAGCGATGCTATGTAGATCCGGCCATTGAGATTAAAAAAATAAATGATCCCTCTGGCATGGCGGCATGGGCATACAACGCAAAGGAAAAAATATGGTTATTGCTTGAGGCACGGTCAGAGAGAATAGAACATACCAAAATACAGGGAGAGATTAACGACTTTGCCATGCGAAACGGTTGTACCCAAGTAGGTATTGAGAACGAAAAGCTTGGCAAGGTGCTAGTCAAGCAATCTTTCGGCACCGGGAACATTCCATGCAAGGAAGTACCAACCAAGGGACTAGACAAGTACGCAAGAGCAACACCCATGGCCACGGCAATTGAGAACGAGCGAGTATTTTTCCCAAGGTCAGCGCCATGGTTGGCAGACTATGAGGATCAGCTTGTGAAGTTCCCCAATGCCGATCATGACGAGTTTGTGGATACCACGGCCTATGCGTCTGAAATGGAGACAAAGCTTTCGGTAAGCGAAATGTTGGCGAATAGAGGGAGGGGATGAAAACTAACACTATCCATAACGAGGATTGCATTTCCGGTATGAAAAAATATATTCCGGATGCGTCAATTGATATGGTTTTAACTTCTCCGCCGTATGGTAATTTACGAGATTATAAAGGGTATGAGTTTGACTATAAGAAAATAGGGCATGAGCTATTCAGAATTTTAAAAGAGGGGAGTGTTGTCGTTTGGGTTGTTGGGGATCAGACAATTGACGGATCGGAAACAGGGGAAAGTTTTAGGCAAGCGTTGTACTTTAAGGATATTGGGTTTAACCTTCTTGATACAATGATTTATGCCAAAGACAGTGCTTTTCAAGTATTCAAAGACAGGTACAAGCCTATGTTTGAATATATGTTTGTCTTTTCTAAGGGACGGCCTCGAGTAGTTAATTTAATTAAGGACAGGAAAAATATAACACCGGAAATAAATAATCATTCTACTATTAGAAATAAAAACGGGGTTGTTCAGAAGAAAAAACCTTACGAAATCAAAGAATATGGCGTTAGGGGAAATACCTGGCAGTACCAAACAGGTTACATGAAGTCTTCTACTGACAAGATAGCGTTCAAGCATCCCGCCATTTTCCCGGAAGCATTGGCAAAAGATCATATCATATCTTGGAGCAACCCGGATGATATAATATTAGATCCCATGATGGGAAGTGGGACAACAGCAAAAGCCGCAAAATTCCTTGGTAGGCAATATATTGGCTTTGAAGTGTCGGCAGAGTATTGCGCCATAGCGGAGGAAAGACTTCGGCAGGAAGTTTTATTGTGATATAATATTAGCATACGTCCAAATTGGGGGGAGAAATGCCAAAAAAAGGAATGATGAAAAAAATTCGCGCATTGGAGCGCATGGATAAATGGACTAACGCAGCCAGCGGATTCGGCGGTGCAAAAGATCCTATTACCCGGATGTATTTTAATAGCGAACAAATCTTGACCAAGGTTGATTTTGAAAGTCTTTACCGATTTGATTGGCTTGCGCGGAAAGCGGTTGAAGTCATTCCCAAAGATGCATTACGCGAGGGGATCACTTTCAAGACGGACGAAAAGGAAACTGTCACCGGAATTTCTAATGATATAGATACTTTCAAGCTTATACACAAAGTCAATACTGCATTGAATCTTTCGCGGCTTTATGGCGGAAGCGTGATAGTCATTGGTGCAAACGATGGGCAGGAAATCACCGAGCCGCTGAACATGGACGGCATCAAGGAAATTAAATATTTCACGGTTCTTGACAGGTATCAAGTCGAGCCAGAGAAATATTATGCGGATCCCTTGGTTGACAATTACAACGAGCCAATGCTTTACAGATTGCAGCCAATAAATTCCTCCGGGACACGAACAAACAGCACAGCAAACCAAAGGATACACGAATCAAGGCTTATCCGCTTTGACGGTGCATATCTTCCGGATTCCCTTAAAGTAGCAAATAAGGGTTGGCATGATTCAATCCTTATCGGCATAAACGAAGCATTGAAAAACTATGGCGTGGCTTCCCAATCCGGCGCACAACTTATCCATGACTTTGTTGCCAAGGTCTTGAAGATACCGGATCTAGTTGAATTGTTATCATGCGGCAAAGAGGCATTACTTGAAACCAGGCTACAATATGCAATAGCAAATCTTAGCAATTTGGGCATTGTTCTCATAGGCGAGGGCGAAGAATTCTCCAAGGTCCAGAATCCCATTGGTGGGTTGCCTCAAATGATCGACAAGTATGTTGAGTTTGTATCTGCCGCAACCGATATTCCACGGACAAGGCTTTTCGGCCAGCAACTAGGGACATTATCAGGAGCCGGTGAAGCAACCAGAAATTATTATGACAGCATAAAGGCATATCAAAAAAACTCGCTCCAAGATCCTTTCGAGCAATTGCTTACTCTTTTACTTAAAAATAAAAGCGGCCCGACAAATGGCAAAGAACCAGAGGATTGGTCCTTTGAATTCAATCCACTTTGGCAAGAAACTGAGAAAGAAATTGTGGACAAACGTGCCGTACAGGCAACCACAGATTCAACCTATGTTACTATCGGTGTTCTTGATCCGGCGGAAGTTGCAACAAGCCGTTTCGGGCCAGAGGGTTATTCCATAGAAACCACCATTGATCATGAGAGCAGGAAAGAACCGGACGATGGGCCTCCGGACGACAAGGATCCGGACGATGAGCCTGGCGGTGTTACTTTGCCAAACCCGGAATAAAATGAGCAATAAAGTCTGTCCCAAATGCGGCAACAAACTTTCCAAAATCTCTGGCAACAACCATGAGAAGATTTACAAGTGCTTCAATTGTGGGCATATCTATTGCCTTAACCGAGAGGATTGGAATTAATGGACAACAATATTCTCCTTTTCGTAATATTCACGGTTATTGCTACCACTTGGTTCATGGTTCGGTGCTATAGGAAAAGATAACCATGTTGAAGCAATCCGATGTAAACCGAGAACGCATCAAAGCCCGGCGCGAATCTATGAAGCGCAGGGGGATAAGCTTACCTCACGGCCAAAAACTTCCCTCAACACCCGCGTCCACCGCGTCACTAGAACGCCAGTACGAGCGTACTATTCGGCGGCTCATTCTCCCGCTGAAAACGGCCATTACGCAAGAGCTATTGCCCAAGCTGCCAGGGATTGTGCAATCATTTAAAGACGAAACCCGCGTTGATTCGGTTCGCAAAGATGTAACTTATGGCGAGAAGATTTCCGAAGTAATAGAGGGCATTAAATTTTTCGTCAAACAAGAATTTGACCGTGGCGATATTGAAAGGGAAGTGACGAAAACGGCAGATAACGTGCAAAACTTCAACAAAACCCAAGTGGATAAGCAGATGTTCACGGTTCTTGGCGTGAATCCGATCCGATCCGAGCCATACTTAGAAGCCAAGGTTAAGGCTTTCACCGAGGAAAATATTAGCAGAATTCGCAGTATAGCAGATAACTTTTTTCCGGAACTAGAGGGCATGGTCAGGCAATCAATCGAACTTGGGGAAAGCACTAGCAAATTGTCCAAGAAAATCCTTAACACTTTTTTTGGTGCTGACAAGAAATTAAGGAAGAAAGCCAAGTTGATTGCCAGGGACCAAATCGGCAAATTCTTTGGCTCTCTCACGGAAGTCCGGCAAAAGGAAACCGGGGTGAAAGAATATATTTGGTCTACTTCACGCGATGAAAGAGTCCGCGGCGCACCGGAAAAAGGAATAGGCGGCAGATACCCAAAGGCCAAGCCTAGCCATGTAGCATTGCATGGAAAAAAGTTTTCCTGGGACAAGCCGCCGGTATCCGGTGTGAAAGGTGAGAAGCAGCACCCAGGAGTCCCGATTCAATGCCGCTGTGTAGCATTGCCAGTTTTGGAAGATTTTAAATGACACATTTGACAATATTGACAATCCGCTTTAAACTGTAAATATGGAACGAAAATACAAAATAAGATTAGACTGCCTTAAAAAAGACAAATACGAAATGACCTCGCAAGGCTTTCTCAAGGCCGATGCTTACGTCACCCGCACCGGCGTTTTTGATTATTACGAGGATGACAAGTTAATCAGAGAATTGCGGCCTATGGAAGAAGTATTCAATATAGACTCCATGGAAACCCTAAAAATGATCCCAATTACCTCTGAGCATCCGGACGGCATGGTTGACACTACAAACAACAAATCCCTGAATGTTGGCATGACCGGAGAGAATGTTGTACGTGAGGGCGACTACCTTAAAACCAAAGTCC